TTCTGCTGTAGTTCACCATAGAAACCATTAGCTTCTTCTTGAAGAAACTTAAGATCGCTTTCTGCCGCTTTTGCTTCAGCACGTAAAGCCGCAAAGTCATCGGGGTTCATTTGCCGCGAGGCAACTAACATATCGACTTCTTCATATGGCTTGTATCGGTCTTGGGCGCGAGTCAGCATAGCTTGTAATGACGCATCTGCGCGTTGCAGTGCTTCAGTAGCGTCTTTTCTCTGGTTTGCTGTTTCTTGAGACTTTCTAGTGAGGGATGCTTCTTGACCGTAGAGCCGTTTGAGTTCCTTCAAAGATGCCTGCTTGGTTTCTCCGTCAACTGTGAGTTCGACAATAGTGTCATCGGGTAGATTAACTTCTTCTACCTCCTCCTCAGTCTCCTCAGATTCCTCTTCTACAGGGTCTTCTTCAGATTCATCTTGTTCTTCGGTTTCTCCATCTTCCTCAATTTCATCAGATTCTTCTACTTCAGTCTCTTCGGTAGATTCATCTGTTGCCTCTAGATTACCTTCTATAGATGGCTGATCTTCTTCAGCGTCTTTCCAGTTGTCTAAAATGGCATCTGCCGCCCCATCTATATCAAGGGCGGTAGTACCTGAGTCAAAAGCGTCTTGCACGTTATCCTGGGACATGGTGCTTACTCCTCTTCAGTTGTTGTGGTTTCTACGGTGTTTTTAGCATTGATCTGATTGCGAACTTCTACTTGCTGACGTAGTGTGTTGACGATATCGGCCAATGCTCTGTAGTGTCCATATGCTTCTGTGCGCTTAGACTCTTCATCTGGCGCTGAAGCTAGGAATGATTGGACAACTGTATCCACCATAGTGTTGATAGTTCTAGTGAAAGCCTCTGTTGCTAGTAAGGCTTCTGCGTCTGTTCCTAGTGCTACTAATTCCTCTTCGTTCATAGCGTATGCTCTCCTTAAGGGCATGGGGGTTAGTGAATGGGTTATCCATTCGGGCTTGCGATAGCCGTGATCTCATCTGCTTGTTGTGCAAGCACAAGTTCTGCGGTATCTATTACTTTCTTATGGTTTAGTTGAGATTCTTTGAGGTCAACATTGTCAGACTGAATAGCAAAGGTGTTCTCTGCTTTCATCTTCTCTAGCTCAAGTTTCATTTGAGCATTCTGTATATCCATCTTGGCTTTCATCTCACCTAGTGCAGTCTGACGCTCCTGTACCTCTAGCTGTTTCTTCATCATCTCCAACTGAAGCTCTTGAGCAGGATCAGGTTGCTCTGGAGGTAGTTGATCTGGGCTAGTCAAGTACTCAGCCACGTTCTTAATACCAGTGAGTTCCATTACTTTGGAGATCAACTGGAATTGGTTCTGTGGTGTGTACATCTTTTGTAGCGCAGGGTCAGCTTGGAAAGTTTGGTGCATACCAAGGTACTTTTGAGCCTCACGATCTTGCTCACCATAGCCAAGCGCGAGTTCGATAGTCACATCTCGTTTTTCAGCCCAATCATTAGGGTTGATCTGCACAAAGTCTCCACCGATCTCGATAATCTTCTCTTGGCTCTCGTTCTCTATACATAGCTGATACACAGTTTGGTAAAGAGGCTTTAAGAATTGACTCGCAAAGTTACGCGCTATTATCTTCTGGCGCTGTTGTGACATAGTTGCTAACTGCTCAACCATTGCCGCTGAGTTCTGCTTTGAAATCGCATCTTTGTTTAAGCCTTGGCTAAGACTGCTGATACCTGTTGTCTCTTCTTTATCATCCTGAAGTGTTGCTAGAAGTTGGAAAGTAAAGGGATTCAAAGGTGCTTGCATCATCGGAGCAATAGCATCAGGACGAGTCACGTTGACTAGGCCACCTACTCTATTGTCGATTAGCTCTTTGGGATTGCTAAGTCCACCTTTAAGCACTGTGTATCGAGGGTTATTAGTCACCATTGCGTGGTCTAGAATAGACCTTGTGAGTACTGTCCTAGCATTCTGGGTAGCCACTAGCTTGTCAGCAAAGTTGTTACCATAGAATGAGTGAGGAATCGGCAGTGGAACAAACGTAATAAATGGTTTTCTATTAACCTTCTCTTTATCGAGAAGCACGTTACCGGCTTTTATTATCTTAAAGAGTTCTGCAACTCCCGATCCCTCACAATCTATTTCCATGTAGACTTCATAGACCATTACTTCTCTTACTTGGTCTTGGTAGCCGTGGGCACTGAAGCCCCTGTCGCTATTGATAGAGTCATGTCTGGAAAGTACTTCTAAATCAGTAACCATAGTTACATCAGTATGGTCACCAATCTTATCTATTAGTTTCTCTGAGTAGCCCTCCAAACGCAGTTCAGAGAGAGTCTTCTTTGTCCTATGGGCGCAGAACAAGGCGCTCTCAACAGACTTAGGCTGTGACTCAATCAAGAACTCTTCAGGAGCAATGTTCTCAATGATTACTTGGCTTGTGTCTCTAGTAACTAGAATTTCACCGGAAAGTAGACCTAACTCATCTTCTTCATACTCTCCAAGCTCTACATCGTCTTGAGACAAGATCACATCTAACTCATTCTCAGTGACGTTCTCAAAGAACTCTGAAGTAGTCTCAGTCTGCTCTTGCCAAAATACCTTCGCAATTCCTGCTCTAGCCATTAGGCCATCGTGGATCACTGAAGACATAATGGAGTACAGATCGTTCTGCCTGTGGGCTACATAATCAGTGTACTCAGAACATATAGCCGCCATCTTTACGTCTTCTTCACCTTGGGGTGAAAAATGGACAATCTTATTACCGCTAGAGAATGTCTCAAGTAAAGCCGCAGTCATACTGGATACACCATCGTAGACATCTAGAGATACATATTTAGAGTTACCATCGTGAATAGGTTTAGGCTTTGCACCAGTGTAATACTCCATTACATTAGTTCGCTCACGGCTTAGTTCGCTATCGTGGTAGCCGACAGAGCGTCCAACATTGTCATCTACTAGAGCGACTATCTCTGTGTCAGAGAGTTTCTTGTAGTCTTTTTTCTTTGCCATAATTAAACCATCTCAATATAAAATGAGTCTGTGGATTCAACTGGAGTCCAAGCACCAGTGTGTACATGATTTGCTAACGCTAGAGACATAACACAGTCATCAAAACATCCTGCTTCTGCCTGCATAGCACCGCTTTCTGTAACGATATAAGTAAGCATTTCGCGTAGCGTGACCTTACAATTGACTTCTAACTGTTCCTCGCGCATGGCGGCTCGCAGTTGGTCAATAATCAAAGGTTTTGTTTTAGAAGTGGTAGTGAAACCTAGCTTTGTTGTCTCACGGTCTGTGAGTTTGTCTAGCTGAGTCTCAGTGTAGAAATTGGGGTAAGCCATATCTTTACCTAACCGCGTACACGTTAGGATTCCGTGAGAGTTGTTCTCTACACAGATAAAGGCTTCGTTGTAGTACTCGCCCAATGCATACAGTATTTCTGCATAGTAGTCAGGGTGTACATGACCTCGCCAAGTTGCTACCTGTCGTTTTTTAGAGTCAAGTACTTGGCAAACTGAATAGTCACCCCCTCGCACACCCATCGCGACATCAGCACCAATAACGTACTGTTCGCCCTCTACGTGTTTTCTGTAAGTGCTTAGTTCACCACGCGCATTGTTAAGCCACTCGCCACCCTCTAGAGCCAAACGCTCTTTGAGGTCTTGAGTTTTATCCATAGACTTTACAAGCTGATCTGGGTTAAACACTGGTCTACCAGTAGTCAAGAATGCTTCATCAGGCTCACTTGGGTATTCCTGTCTAAAGAGGTCTAAGCCATTCTGAGCAATCTTCCTACGCCTAAACATTAGCTGTGCATCATCTAGGTCATAGAGTTTTGCTAAATCATTTTCATCAGGAGTTCTTTCAAAGCTCTCAGGAACTTTTTCACGATATTCAGCATCAGTAAACCAAGGTATAAACACAGGGACATAACCGTTACTACCATCGACAGCACCACGCCAAAGGTCAGCAAAAATACCTGTAGCACCATTAGCGGTGGACTCGACGAATATCGCAGTGCCAGGAG